TCCAGCCGAGGCGCCAGACGCTGTTGTGCTTGTTCAGCAATACGAGGGAATGGCTCCATCATTCACGATGGGCACACAAGTTTCTGCGATGGAAGCACCACGTATCCAAATTCTTGTCCGTGGCGTTCGTGAAGACTACCCAGGTACCTATGCGTGGGCTCGATTGGTTCGAGACACCCTTGCTGGATGGGCTGTACCTGACTCGACGTACTTCCCCTACGTTGCTCGTATTGAGCCATTGAACATTCCAAACCCAATGCCCTATGACGAGTTGGAACGACCTTCTTTCACCATGAACTTTGAATTCCACACAAACGCTGGCGCTGACGGATTCCCAATCGTATGAGTGAATTGGACATTGTTGTTCAGAGCATACGTGCTGCTCGGATGGCGAACGAGGCTTCGATTAACGCACTCAACGCCGTTGAGAGACTTTTGCTCGGCGGAGAAGAAGAATCACCAGAAGAGACCATCGACCAGCCCATCGACCTTGGCGTGTTACCCTGTACGCACAAACTTGCAGTTAAGGTAGAAACCCTTGACGGTGGGTTCTTGGTGTGTGATTGCGGACACCAAGAATTAATTGATTCTTGACAACTAAACCCCCGTAGTGTATACTATTAAGGTAGCGATGTCAAGAAAAGGGAGATTGAAATGGCAAAGCGAACCGGCACCATAGAAGTGCGGGATATGAAAACAGTGAATGAATGGAACGGTTTTACCACCGGCGACCCAATCAAGGTTCTTGGGGAGCGTGGGGAGTTCACATTTCGATGGGCACAGATGGATGACGACGGAGAAACCGTGAAGTCAGTCTGCGTGATTGGCGGTGCCAAAGGGCACAATGCCTTCCGTCACTTCTACCCAGACCGCTTGAAGCCAATCCCAAGGCGTCGCACCAGAAGGTCTAAGTCTTCCAACGAAGAAGAGTAAAACCCCCTTATTAGCAATAACCCCTTGGGAACCGTAGTTGGTACCCAGGGGGTTTTTCATTTTCGGTGGTACGATTTGAGTCTAGAAGACCCAATTTCGCTACGGCAGGTGTTATGGCAAAGTTAAAGCAGACGACCTACAAGGTTACGAACCTGTCACCGTTGACTTACAACGGCAAGACCGCTGACGTAGGCGAACTGGTAAACGACCTTCCCGGTGAGTCAATTTCATGGCTCCTGGAAGGCGGACACATCGTCCCGGTTGAGGAGGAAAAGTAATGGCTAACTTCCTTCACGGTAAGAATACACGGGTACTTTTTAGCAACCCCTCCTCGAATGTCGCTTATGACATCTCACAGTTCTTCAATGATGCCTCTGTTTCCACGTCAATCGACGCAACAGAAACAACCACCTTCCAAACCGGCGGAGTTAAGTCCTACATCCCAGGTTTGAAGGAAGGCGTTATTTCCCTTTCCGGGCTTTACGACGGTACCGCATCAGGTATAGACCAGATTTTGACGACTGCAATTAGCAACTCCGGCGACCAGGCGACCTTGGTTTTCCCCGCTGGCGGAACAACAGACAATGAAATTGGATACTTGGCTAACGGCATTGCCACCAAGTACGACTTAAAATCACCAGTTTCTGGCGTTGTCGCAGTCGACGCAGAGGTTCAGGCAGACGGCGGTGTATGGCGTGGACGTGGAAAGTACTTTACTGCCACGGGCACAGGATACACAGTCGCCTACAACAATGGAAGCGCCTCCACCAATGGTGGATTATTGGTGATTGGGGTGTTGGCTTTGTCCGGCGCACTAAGCCTGAACTTCCAACACTCCAACGACGGCATCACCTACGTAAACGCAACTTCAGCGATTACTTCGGTTGGTACGCAGGTGGACACCAGTGCTTCACTACCAAACCCCATTCGTCAGTACACCCGTTTGAACTGGACACTGACGGGTACAAACCCCTCTGCAACAATCTTCTTCGGGTTCGCCCGATTCTAGAAAGGAATTAACAATGGCAACTTTCCAGCACGGTAAGAACGCTTATTTAGCCATCGGATACGACACATCCGCATCACCAACGACGGTTGGCTCGTCGGCAACCACATCAAGCCTTCCCCTCACGGGCGAAAGCACGATGTTGAGCGGTGGAATCCCAACCTTGGTTGGCGGTTCTGTCTACGGAATGTTTGTCAACGGCGTACCTTGCGGTTCAGCATCGGTTCCAACATCGACAACGACCCTTGCCTCGGGGCTTTTGCTTCCATCGGCTCCAGCCTCTGGCTCGGTAGTTCTTCCAATGGTAAACATTTCCCAGTTCACCAATGACCTTGGATTCCCACAGGCCATCGACGCAAACGAAACCACTGCTTTCTCACTCGCAGGCGTAAAGACCTACATCGTGGGTCTGAAGGGTTACACAGTCACCTTCTCGGGTATGTACGACTCAACGGCCTCAACGAGCGGTTACGCAGGCGGTATCGACCAAATTGTCAACGACGCAATCAACTGGCAGAACGCTGGAAACAGCATCTCGTTCGTCTACGGACCAGCGAACCCAGGTGCCTTCACTGGACTTTCCTCCTCAGTCAAGTACTACGGTCAGGCTTACTTGACCAAGTATGACCTGAAGTCGTCAGTATCAGGCGTTGTTACGTTCGATGGTGAACTCCAGGTAACTGGCGCCGTCAGCCGAACCACACTGTAGTCACTAAAGTAGACTATGCTCTAACTGGGGTCTGCCCCAGATTGGAGAATGATGTCGAAACTTAGTGAACAGATTTTCGCTGCCGATGACATTCAGTCGGAGAACGTTAACGTTGACGTTTGGAGCGTAACGGTACAGGTTAGGTCTATGACCGCCCGTGCCCGTGCCCGCATGGTCGGGAGCGCCCAAAATGAAAACGGTAAGTTCAACCTTGAAGAAGTACTTCCCGACCTTGTTATCGAATGTACTTTTGACCCCGAGTCGGGTGAAAAAGTATTCAACCCGAACGACCGTGATGCACTGATGGCAAAGTCAGCAGCAGCAGTTGAACAAATCGCTACAGTCGCAATGCGCCTATCAGGTATGGGCGAAGAGGCGGTTGACAGTGCGGGAAAAGATTCCTCGCCAACCCAGAGCGACGATTCCTCTTTGAACTAGCGGAATCACTTGGACGGACGGTTGGTGAACTCCTAGAGGGTTCACCAGCCCACCGTCCTCTTTCATCGCCTGAGTTGGTGGAGTGGATGGCCATCTACAAACTTCGTGCTTACGAGCAAGAAGAAGCAATGGCAAAGGCCAGAAACGGCTAAAAAGCAAACCGCTACTAGGATTAGTGCCTAGGAGCGTGCAATGGCAACATCAGCCGAACAACTAAGAATAGAAATTCTCGGCGACAGCACTGATGTCGAGGCATCCCTTCAAAAACTTGTTGGGTATGCAAGCGCTGCTACTAGCAAAATTGGTGGATTCTTCGGCGACCTTGGTGGAATAATCACCAAGTCTTTTGCTGTTGCGGGAATATCTGCTGCGATTGACAAGGGTATGGACTTGGCATCGCAACAACAGAGCCTTCAATCGGTTCAAGCGCAACTTATTAAAAACCAAAAAATGTCTGGAGCCGAGTTTGCTGGCTCCATTCAAACAGTTGCTGGTTCAGTCTCTGCTCTGAATAAAGCGGGCGAGCAATACTCTGCAACCCTGAATAATCAAGCAACTACGCTTTCCTTGCAAACTGGTATTGCTAAAAACCAAATTATTCAAGCGCAAAACCTTCTTCTTCCAAACCAGGATTTAGCAAATCTTTTTGAGAAGCAAAAAAGTTCTTTCCAAAACACCACAATGCTCGCAGCAAACCTCGCAGCAGTCATGGGTTCAAGTAGTGGTGCTGGTGGCTCCGGAATAACCGGCGCAGCAAGAATGGTCGCTCGCACCTTGGCAGACCCCGCCAAGCACATGAGTGCAATGACCCGATACGGAATCACCCTTTCTACCACCGAGCAAGCACGAATTAAATCGTTGCAAGCCAGTGGCGGTTTGCTTGCTGCTCAGAATCAGTTTTTGATTGACATGAATCAGCACACGCAACAACTTGCGGAAAAGTCAATGTCTCCTGTTGAGCGTATGCAGAATGACATTCAATTGCTCGTTCAATCACTAGGTCAAGGTCTTCTTCCAATTCTTGACCAAATGGCAAGTACCTTTACAACGGTAATTGGTCCTCTTGTTCCCATCTTTACGCTTGTCGCACAAACAATGGGTCAAATTTCTGCAACGGTCGGTCAGGCAATTGGAAACATTGTTACTGCATTTACGCCACTTTTGCAATTGTTTGTTCAGGCATTTGTCCCCGCCCTTGTCCAGGTTGTCGCACCCATTGCAACCTTCTTTGGGGAAATGGCGAATACTTTTAAGTCTTTGTTTACGCCAAAAGTAATGACTGAAATCACCACCTTCTTTACCGACATTGCAACACAGATTGTCAAAAACATTCAGCCAGGTCTTCAGGCGGTAGCAGGCGTATTTAACCAAATGGCCAATAATGGCACACTTACGGCATTGCTACAGTCCGTTTTGGGCGTCTTCCAAGCCCTTGGCCCCATCCTTCCAACTGTCGCTACATCAATGGCAGATATTTTGATTGCCATTGCACCACTCATTCAAGACGTTGCAAAAATGCTCACCGCTTTTGTCAATACTTTCACCAAGGGGCTTCAAAAGGTTGTTGGTTTCTTCGACGGCCTTATGAAGGGCGCTACACACTTTCAAAAAATTCTTAAAGCCGTCGGCGACGTTATGGTCGCTTTGGCGGCCGTTTGGTTCGCAGACAAAATTTTCTTAACACCAATTAAAGCAATGACCGAAGGCATCTTTGCTATGACAACGGGACTTTTGAAGTTCCAAACCGTTTATGGAAGAACTGGCGCCATGGGCGGGCTTTTTGGTAAAAACTCACAAGGTGTTAAGGGTATTGCCGGTTTCAAACTTGGAAAAGCCGAGGGGCAAAAACAAATATCAATGCGTTCGTTAAACGAAATGCTTGAAAAAGGCGAAATTGCCCCAAGAACCTACCGAAGCCTTTCTCGACAATTGGAAGTTGAAGGCCCACAAGAAAAAGCCTTGTATAAGCACCAACGCTTACAAGAAATCCCTGGAATTGGAAGATTTTTTGGTGGCTCTGGCGGAAACGCCAAAAACTGGTTGCTTGGTCCAGACCAGATTAAAAATCAAAAAGCCCTTGACCAACTCCAAGCACTTGACGACAACACAACAGCACTCGACCGCTCAACCGAAGCACTTTCAAACATATCTTCGTCTAGTAGCAATTCACCAATTAACAATCTGTCTAAAAAACTTGAAAAGACAACAGAAAAAGACCTTGCAAAGGGTGGAGAAAAAGAAATCGCTTCTGTCTTAGAAAAAGACGTGGAAAAGAACGGTATCTCAAAACTTGGAGGCGGAATACTCAAAGGCGGTTTTTCCGATGCGATAGAAAGTATGGGCGGTGGAGCATTAGGCGATGCCTCAAAGTTTGGTGGCGTTCTAAGCAAGTTTGGCGGAATTGGCGAAAAGGTTGCTGGCTTTGCCAGTGATGCTGAAAGTGGCGGAGGACTCCTCAGTGGCTTAATGGGTGGGGGAAGTAGTGGTTTACTCGCTTCCGTCGGCCTAGACGCCATTCCTGGCCTTGGAGAAGGCATGATGGCGATGCAAGCAGCAATGGTAGTTGGACCTCTCATCATGCACCACTTGAAGGGGATTGAAACCGGCTTCAAGGACGCTGGCCACGTAGTGGAGAACATTGGCAAGGGCGCTGAACACATTGTCGGCGGAATTGGTCACGCAATTGGCGGATTCTTTGGCGGTCTCTTTGGTGGCGGACATCATGCCCCCACACGTTCAGCGGTTGGTGGTGGTTCACATGTCAACATCGCCCCTGGCGCTGTAGTTATTCACGTAAATGCAACTGGTGCCAACGCCCAGGTTGCCGGAATGGTAAAAACACAAGTAGAAGCAAGTTTCAACACATTGCTCGCAAATCTGAAAGCAGCAGGACGGTAATTTTTACTAATCGGGGGTAATCTGTATTCGAGCCCGCTATGACTACTACTAAAAATTCCACCCCCGTTACCGCTGTAGTAAGTGCCACAAACTGGATAGTAAATAACGCACTTGACATCGTTTCGGCGCAAAACAAAATAACCCAACTATCAGTACCAACGGCTCCTTCTAATTCCGGTAATACCTACATGGCGCACGTTGATGACGTGACATCGTTCATGACCGGAAACACAAGTCTTTTTTACGACGCCGACCCAGACTCGAAGTTGCTTATTCTCAACGACATTTCAGGGTTCAAGCCGGGGGATGGTCTCGCCATTATTGAAGGCGAAAACATTAACGCTTACGGTGGACGATACACCGCAGACGGTTACATCACCGAAAATATGAAGATTACGGCAGTTGGTACTACGTACACCTCAATCGCATCTGACTTTTACCCTTATGTTTTGGCATCTGTTTATGGTGGTGCCACAGGAATCGCAAACGTTTACTACCCAACGCTTCTTTCTTCATCAACACTAAACTTCGTATCTTCAGGTCAGGCAATTTCGGGTAGCGGAATTCTGGTCGGAACAACAATTCTCTATGACTACACCGACACTTCTTTGTACCCCGGCGGGTCAAACAACTCAATTCCCGTAATCGCATCTGGCTCATCGGGCGCAACAACGGTTACTTTCAGCACCGTTCCATCTTCTGTTGTAGTTGGCCTGGGAATAAGCGGAACGGGAATTGCCCCGGGAACCGTCATTACAAACATTACGGGAACGACAATAACGCTGAGCCAGGCCACCCTGTCCGCAATTTCTTCTGCACAGTTGATTGTTAGCGGATATGTACTTAGCAACCCCTCGACGCTAAATGCTGGAACCAGCCAAGACGGAGTGATTCTTGCTCTCGGCGGTAGCGCAAACAATTCAATCCAAACAATTCCAATTGCTTCAATTACAACCGCAACAACGTCGACTTCGACAATCGTAACTATTGTCACATCATCTGCACACGGATTCTCATCAGGGGACTCAATCACCATTGCTGGTATATCCCCCTCTGGCTTTAACGGAACTTTTAAAATTTCCGTTACTAATACGACAACGTTCACCTACACGGTAAATAGTAGTATCTCCAGCCCAACGTTTTCCAGCGCAACTGCAACAAAAACAATTACCTCAAATATCTCAGCAATTTCGGAGACATCAAGCAACGCATCGCAAAGTTTTGTTACCCAAAGTTCAACTGGCGATGCAATTGACATGGCGATTGATACCAGCCAAGGGTATTTCTACACCACTGACAACACCAACCAAACAATTTGGCGTACCACGTCTGGCGGTCAAGTAACTTCGTATGTTTCTGGTCAATCCGTAAAGGGAATTGCCTACAACAGTAACCAACTTTATTTCTCAGACGGAATCAACACTGTTTATAAAGTAAGTGACACCTACGCCCCCGTTTCCATTACAAACATTGTTCCATCAGTTGTTAATAGTGGTTCACCAACCGTATCAACGGTTGCTTCAGTTGGAGCGGGAACTTCAGCCTCCTACCCAAACACTGGTTTGTGTACTGATACTTCTGGAAACTTCTACACAGTTGTTCACAACATCGTAAGCAATAGTGACCAAATCGTAATTAAAAAAATTACACCCTCTGGAACGGTTACAACATTCCAAACCTTCACCTGGGCAGACGGTGCTGAATACACCCACACACCCGTAGACCTCGCTGTAGATGGTTCTGGAAATGTTTATATTTACAGTAGCGACGGTTGGATTTACAAAGCAACAGGAACTTCGTACACCGGGTTTTTGGGGATTTCTTCATCCACCGCCGGTGCGATTACATATGACCCAGTTAAAAATGTTCTTTACGCCACAAATTACTCGGGAACCAGTTTTTACAAAATTTCAATGTCTGGTGTTGCATCAAACATTGGAACTGTTTACGCAAATACAATAGGGATTGTTTGTGACGCATCTGGAAACATTTACACAGCCGACTCGTCTGGTCACATCTTAAAAACAACACCATCAGGCACGACAACCGTAATTCTTTCAGCATCTTCAAACCCATATAATGGATACCCCTCAATCGCAATTGACCCAACAGGTCTTATCTATGTATGTGACAATTTCAATGAGGTTCTTTACACGGTTTC